CTGCAACGCGCTGGCCTGGGTCAGCTTGACCGGATCGCCGCCGCCGACCACCCAGCCGACCTGGGTCGTGCCGATATAGGCGGAAATCGCCGGAATGGCAGCCAGGATCAGGATGTGGGTCAGGTACATGTGGCTGATGCTTTCTTCTTCGCCACGGATTTCCTGCCATTCCTGATCGGGATGGGTGAAGAGCCCCCATACATGATGGATCATGCCGTTTCCTCCTCGTTCTTATGTGGTCGCCCCCCAGCGAAGCGCCGGGCGCGCATGGACAGCGCCACCCGGTGCTCGGCCGACCTATGCGACCTTATGTCGCAGTATAGGAACGGCCCGAGCCCGCGTCGCTCGCGGGTTTAGAGCAAATCGAAGCTTCACGGCCGGCTGTAATAGCGTTGCAGTATTTCCATCGCCTTGTTGATCGATTGCAGGCGCGCGGTGCTGCCGCCGCGGTCGGGATGGTGCTGGCTGACCAGTTGCCGGTAGCGCAGCTTGATGGCGGGATAGTCGACCGCGCCTTCCAGCTCGAACAGGGCGAGGGCGGCGGCCTTCTCCTCGCTGCCCTGCATGCGCGTCCAGAAACTCTGCAGCAGCCGCTCGACGTCGGCCTCGCTGGTCTCCCCCAGGTGACGCAGGTCGAGGTAGTAGTCGCGCAGCGGATCGCCCTGTTCCAGCGCCTGCGTGCCATCCACGTAAGGATGCAGGCGCAGGCTCAGCGGGCTGATCTCCAGGTGCGCCTCGCGCTCGGCCCAGAGGTGGTCGCGCAGGTGGTAGAGCGCGTTGAACAGGAGGAAATGGGTGCGGAACAGCACCAGCTTGTCGGCCAGTTCGCGATGGGGGATATGCGTCGAATGGCGGGCCTTCAGCAGCTGGATCAGCTGGTATTCGGAAAGCCCCTCGGGATGCTCGCGCAGCAGGCAGAGGATCTGCCCGGCGAGGTCG